TTTTCCCTGTTCCTTTCCCTGTTCCTTTCCCTGTTCCTTTCCCTGTTCCTTTCCCTGTTCCTTTCCCTTTCCCTTTCCCTTTGGAGTGCTTTTCCCTAGGGACATTTCAGGGACATGTAGTGGTTGTCCCTCGGGACATGTAGTGGTTGTCCCTAGGGACATTTCGGGGACATGTAGTGGTTGTCCCTCGGGACATGTAGTGGTTGTCCCTAGGGACATTTCGGGGACATGTAGTGGTTGTCCTTGGGGACAACCATCGGCGATCCATTGATTAAACTCAGGTGGTAGATATGGAATTTCATAGCGTTGAGCGTGCTTTTTAATGCGTGCGCACTCTGTACGCCATTTCCTCCCCTGTTTTCCACTCCACGCATCTAGCGCCTTCTCAGCGATAACCGGATGGTATAAACGCCCATCATTGCATAAAATCCATCCACGCAACGCGCCTAACTTTACTCTCTTCCACTCCTTCACGACACGACCAAATCCAGCAAGGTTTGCAAGCACGCGGTCGTCGTCAGGTAGGCTCGCTGCTGGTATTTGATGCCATGATGCGCACCAAAGCAATACGGCAGCCCAACATGCCTCTGGTGTTTCTGTTGCCGCTAAATCACTATCGCGTAGCCGAACAACATCAAGTGGCATGAATGCAAAATCTCGCAGGTCGCAATCCTGTGGCGTTAGTGGTTCTGTGGCCATTTTTCTACCCTCATTTTGTTGCTCCTTTACAAAATCCAGTTGCTAACTGGGATGCTCCGAATAAGGTGGGGTGGCACGATGGGTGGAGCGTTCCCATCTTCGGTAGCTGCCTAGCCACCCCGTAAACCGTTAATTTGTCTTGATAGGTCAGCCCATCCGGCTACGCTTGCGCGCTGGGCTGTGCGGCATATTCCTGGAGAGGTGTCAGGAATTTATTTTTTCTTTTTTTCAAAAAGTTCGGGCAGCAAAAACAGTTCTGGGAAATCCAACTTCACTTTCGCTGGGATTCCGCGCGTCTTCCAGTTATGCACGCGCCGCGCACCATTTGGTGTTTTGAAATTAAGCAAATTCGACAATTTTGTCGCTCCGCCGTACAAATCAATAATTTTTTTATCGTCCATGCGCCGATTAAACTCTGCGTGGATTAAAAAGTCAAGCACGGTAATCAGAAAAACAGATTAAACATTTAGTTTGCTTTTTAATTAAAAATACGTTTTAATACTGCCATGCGCTACAGCAATATAGCGGCGCATAAGAAACGAAAACGTCGTGAACTGCCGGACGTAAAACGGAAGCTCAGTGAAACCGGGCGATACCCCGAGGGGAGAACCGAGGGACTGAGGCGCAGGGGAACGGTAACTCCCCACCCAAAACAACCAAAAGGAGAGTGATTATGCATAATTACACGGTACGCATCACTGAAGTTGGTGCGCCTAGCCGCACCATGCTGATAATAGCAAAAAATAGTATCACCGCCATCCGTATCGGGTTGGCAACCATGATTACACCTGGACGTATTTCGGTGAAATTATCATGAATCGCGACGACGATACGGATGATCTGGAAATGAATGAAGACACGGAAGCAAGCACCGCTTACGCAGCGTTGATTTTATTGGCGTTTGCGTTGTTTGTACTACAAATTGTATTGGTAATAGTTCAATAAACAAGGAGAGAGAAATGAGTACAAAACAAATGGCAGTGCAGGAGATCAACCAAGAGATCAACACGGTTCAAGATAGCCGTACCAGCTCATTGGCACTAATTACCAACGACGGCAATATGAGCCGCTTAATGTTGCTGGCAAAGCTCATGGCCACCAGCAAGGTGACAGTGCCGAAGCACTTGCAGGGAAGTGAAGGCGATTGCATGGCAATCATAATACAAGCCACAAATTGGGGGATGAATCCGTTTGCGGTGGCACAAAAGACGCACCTGGTAAACGGGGTGCTAGGTTATGAGGCGCAGTTGGTTAATGCGGTTATTGCCGCATCCGGCGCAATCGTTGGTGGTTTTGAGTATGAATATCGCGGTGAAGGCTTGACGCTTGAATGCAGGGTCGGTGCCGTGATGCGCGGTAAGTCATCAATCACTTGGGGACAGTGGTTGATGAATGGTGACGTGACAGTCCGTAACTCACCACTTTGGAAGACCAACCCAGCGCAGCAATTAGGGTACTTACAAGTAAAAAATTGGGGCAGGCAATACGCCCCAGGCGCGATTCTTGGGGTTTATACAACCGATGAACTTGAAGAAGTCCCGATGAAGGATGTTACGCCGCAACCTGAAGTACCTGCTCCGGCAGCTAAGCTGTCACTGCCAGAAATCACAGCCGATGAGCTGGCGGCTATGTGCGCCGATAAGATCAATGAGGACGGCGAAATAACAAAGATGGGACACAAATCAAAAATCCAGTCCGGCAACGGAACGGCTGAAAAGTTTATTGAGTGGTTGAGCAAGAAAGCGACGATTACCGAAGAGATTAAGGCAATCATCGAATCCTGGGAACCAATTCAAGGGGAGCAAGCATGAAAACAGTTGATTTAATCCAAGGGACACTGGAGTGGCATCAGCACCGCGCTACGCACTTTAATGCCAGCGATGCGCCTGCAATGCTTGGGGTGAGCAAATACAAGACTCGTAGCCAGCTTCTCAAGGAAATGGCGACTGGGATAATTGACGAAGTTGACGCGGCGACACAGCGTAGATTCGATGATGGACACCGCTTCGAGGCTCTTGCCAGACCGCTTGCTGAAAAAATCATCGGTGATGACCTTTCGCCAGTTGTCGGGGTGTGCGGTAAGTTTTCAGCTTCCTTCGACGGGATTACGTTTGACGAATCGGTGATTTTTGAGCATAAAACGCTTAATGACAAACTGCGCGGCATCATCGGCGTGTGTGACCTGCCTGAAGAATACTGCGCACAGATGGAGCAACAACTTTTAGTTTCTGGCGCTGAAAAGTGCCTATTCATGGCCAGTAAGTTTGATGAGAATGACGAGCTGATTGAAGAGATGCACGTCTGGTATTACCCTGATATAGAGCTTCGCAAAAAAATCATTGCCGGATGGTCTCAATTTGAAATTGATGTTGCGAATTATCATCACATTGATGATGAGCAGGTAATTGTAGCAGCACCAACCAAAGACCTGCCAGCCCTTTCTATTCAGGTCAATGGGTCAATCAGCCTCATTTCAAATCTTACCAAATTCGGCGTAGAGCTATGCTCTTTTGTAGAGCAGATTAACAAAGAGCCTGCCGATGATCAAGGTTTCGCCGATGCCGAAGCCGCAATTAAGACGCTGAAAAACGCCCAGGATGCGCTGGAAGCCGCTGAAGCTAACGCACTGGCACAGACAGCAGATATTGATGATATGCGCAAGACTGTGAAGCACTACGCTGATATAGCACGCACTACTCGTCTGATGTTGGAAAAGATGGTCAAGGCTCGAAAAGATTCGATCAGGATTGAGATCGTTACCAAAGCAAATGCGGCTTATGCCGCGCATATCGCCGCGCTTGAAGCTGAGCTAAGTCCAATCCGCCTTGTCGCGCAAAAAATTGATGCGGCTGGCGCAATCAAAGGTAAGCGCACCATTGCCAGCCTGAATGATGCAGTTGATACTGTGTTACGCAATGGGAAAATTGAAGCGGATGCTCTAGCCGCTGATATTCGATCAAAACTGGCATGGTATAAAGAGTCGTCCGCTGGCTTTTATTTTCTGTTTAACGACCTGCAATCAATCATCTACAAACCGGATGAAGATTTTCGTTTGATGATTACCAGCCGCATTGATCAGCACAAGGCGGCAGAAGCCGCCAAGTTGGAGGCAGAGCGCGCCGCCATACAGGAAGCGGCAGACCGCAAGGCGAAGGCCGAAGCGGATGCAATCATCGCGGCAGAGCGCGCTGTTATGCAAGAGGATGTAGACCGTAAGGCAAAGGTCGAGGCCGCTAAACTGGAGGCAGAGCGCGCTGTTATGCGGGAAGCGGCAGACCGCATGGCAAAGGCTGAAGCCGCGATGATGGAAGTTGAACGTGCTGCCAAAGCCAATGTGATCGAAGAGCAACGCAAGGCCGCGCAGATTGCAGAATCGGTTGCAAGCCAAAGGAAAACTTTAATACAGCAAAAGCCATCAGACGGGAAAATCATTGAAGTGGTAATGAGCGGATTAAATTGCTCAAAAGAATCCGCGTGTGAATGGATTATCACCTGTGCAGAAAACCTTACTGGAGAAATGAAAAATGAAAAACACTAAATTTAAATTAACGAAAAAAACGAACGAGTACGGCGAATTCAGGATTTGCGCTCTTTGCAATTTTGGAGATGTACAAAAAGGCGATTTAGGTGGGTTTGTTGATAGCGAATTATGCTTATCAACGAACCCACATGATACATCATGGATTTATGATAACAGTCGCGTGTGTAACAACAGTAACGTGTGTAACAACAGTCGCGTGTGCGACAATAGTCGCGTTAGTGCTAGTATCGTGAGAAACAGCCGCGTTGATAATAGCGTCGTTGAAGGTAATTGCATCTTGAAAGGCAGCCGCGTTGAAAATAGTCGTATCTTGAATAGCAGCAGCGTTGATAACAGCCTCATTGAAGATAATTGTATCTTGAAAGGCAGCCGCGTTGAAAATAGCCATATCTTGAATAGCAGCAGCGTTGATAACAGCGTCGTTAGCAACAACAGCGTCGTTATCAACAGCCGTATCTTGAATGACATCCGCGTTGAAAATAGTTTTATGTACGACAGTATTGCGACTATCAGTACACTGTCAATTTCTGGTCAAACTTGGATAATAACCATCACTGACGATAAGATGAAAATTGGCTGTGAAAACCACACGCATGAAGAATGGCGCAATTTTACAGATGAAGAAATATCATCCATGCATAAGGACGCATTGACGTGGTGGAGTGAGTGGAAGGGGTTTATTCTCCCTTTATCGGAGATGCATATAAAAAAGGTCGAAGCCGCCAAAAAAGACATGGAGGCAGCATGAAAACCAACAAAACGCCAGTGGCGCATAACGTAAAGGTAAGGGGTCGCACGCTTTTGGGCGATCCCTCTTCACCGCCGGGTTAGACCGGCTTTTAATAAGGATGATGAAAATGAACATTGAAAAATTAAATGCTATCCAACACGAAATAATCAATGAACTCATAACCGCCATAAATACCTTGGAAGGTAGTGGTGGGCTATTGCCGATACTTGGTTCATGGGGAGACACACTTCCAGAAGTGGAAATACTGGCGATGCTCAAAGAATGGAACTCTAGGGGTAGGTGATTTCAACATCAATGTCGCGCGGTAATCGTCTATGCGACACATCCGCATGGAATAAAGCAAGTCCTATGACGCGCCCTAGCGATATTGTTCATCCATCTAACATATTTGCCACGCCGGAACTCGCAAAAGATGATATGGATAGAATCCACACTGATATGGCAAGTCGGTGGAAGAGCTGAAAATGAACCGCGAATCTGAAATATATAGGGGATAAGACATGACTAAATCTCGCAATATCAGGCCACCACGGCAATTTTGGTCGCCCGAACAGATTGAGTTGTTGCGAAAGTATTATCCTGACACGCGCGCATGTCGCCTGGTTGATATAATTGGCCGAGCACGCCACTCGATTTATTCAAAAGCCAGTGAGCTAAAACTGGCAAAATCTGCTGAATTTCTAAAATCACCAGATTCCGGTAGACTGTCTTGCGAACAAGGAAAGAGGACGCGTTTTGTTAAAGGGCAGGAGGCATGGAATAAAGGGAGGCATTTTTTCGCTGGTGGAAGATCAAAAGAAACCTGTTTCAAAAAAGGCCACCCACCTCACAACGCGCATCCAATAGGCTATGAATCAATATCTGCCGATGGGTATCTGCGCAGAAAAATTACCTCCACCGGATGCACGCAACGCGATTATGTCTATGTCCATGTTTTGTTATGGATGTCGCACAACGGAGCAATCCCAAAAAACCATTGCATTATTTTCAAGGATGGGAATAAATCAAATATCGTTATCGAAAACCTTGCCTGTATCAGCCGTGCAGAAAACATGAAAAGAAATAGTTATCATAATTACCCAAAAGAGATTGCCACGCTTATACAACTGCGCGGCGCGCTTAACCGTCAAATCAATAAAAAGGAAAAAAATCATGCCACAAAAAACTAACAACATCGCCACCCTGCGCAACATCTTGTTTGAATCGCTGCTCGCGCTTAAAGTTGGAGCAAGCGCAGAAGATATAGCGCTGGCGAAAGCCAAGTCGGAATTAGCCCAGACCATCATCAACAGCGCAAAGGTTGAGGTTGATTTTATCCGCGCAAGTGGCGGTAAAAATAAAGGCACAGGATTCATGACGGAAAAAATTACAGAAAATCCGGCAGTCGAAAAAAAAATTCCATTGCCAGCCGGAGTTAGTTACCCAACACCTGGCATAACTAGGCATATCATGACGTGATAACTAATCGCATGGAAAAAAATTATAGTAATATGCTGCCATCTACGAGATCAACCTGGTGCCGACCATGGAAAGTGTGTTGAAATGACCACTCGTCGGCTTGAAATCCCACCGAAACTAATCCCTATTTTTGATGGTAAGGCAACCATTCGCGGCGCGCATGGCGGACGCGGCTCTGCGAAAACGCGCACGTTTGCCAAGATGACGGCGGTGCGCGGTTATATATGGGCTAAGGCTGGACGCGAAGGAATTATCCTGTGCGGCAGGCAGTTTATGAACTCGCTCGATGATAGCTCAATGGAAGAAATCAAGGCTGCGATCAAGTCTGAGCCGTGGCTTGCTAAGTTTTACGACATAGGCGAGAAGTACATCAGAACCAAATGCGGACGTGTGGAATACAAGTTTGCCGGGCTTGACCGGAATATCGACTCAGTCAAATCCAAGTCGCGCATATTGTTGTGCTGGGTGGATGAGGCAGAGCCAGTCACGGAAGAGGCATGGCAGGTGCTGATTCCGACACTACGCGAAGAAGATTCTGAGCTATGGGTAACATGGAACCCTAAGCGCAAGGGTAGCGCGACTGATCTGCGTTTTAGGAATAGTAAAGACGCTAGCGTTAAAGTGGCGGAAATGAACTGGAGTGATAATCCGTGGTTTCCTGCCATTCTGGAGCGGTTACGCCTTAAAGATTTAGCAGAGCGTCCTGACACCTACGATTACATCTGGGGAGGCAGCTACATCACTGTTCTAGCCGGAGCGTATTACGCCGCAGGAATCACCGCTGCCAAACTGCAACGGCGTATAGGTCGTGTGACTGCTGACCCGCTGATGACAATACGACTGTTCTGCGACATCGGCGGCACTGGAGCGCGTGCAGACGCTTTCGCGATGTGGGCTGCGCAGTTTATCGGCAAGGAAATCAGGGTACTGAATTACTATGAGGTGGTCGGACAACCCCTGTCGGCGCATGTTATTTGGCTGCGTGAACAGGGATATACACCTGACAAGGCGCAAATCTGGTTGCCTCACGATGGAAAGACGCAGGATCGCATAAATGACGTGTCATACGAAAGCTCGCTTGAAGCTGTCGGTTATACGGTGACGGTAATTCCAAATCAGGGTAAAGGTGCAGCCAAGGCGAGGATCGAGGAAGGTCGTCGCTTATTCGGTGCGATGTGGTTTGACGAAGAGAAGTGCGCGCCAGGGTTGGATGCACTGGGCTGGTATCACGAAAAAAAGGACGAGACGCGCAATATCGGCCTTGGACCTGAGCATGATTGGGCGAGTCATGGTGCAGACGCTTTTGGCTTAATGTGCGTAGCGCACGAAGAACCAAAAGCACAAGCCAAGCCAGAAAAGAACTGGCGAGACCGGCTTAAAAATATAACAAGCAATTCAGGCACGGCGCAATCTGCATAATCGCTTGAAATAAAAATATAATTAGCGTAGAAAAAAATAATCAACATCACACGCATTGCAGGAATTGCCATGACTAAACAAACTGTTTCCGGATTCGATGACGTAGCCCGCGAGAACTGGCACAGGTATCTGTATGGTAAAGATCGAGGTCACCTGCAATATATGGAGCAGGCGCGTAAATGCGAAGGCATGTACCTAGGCGGTGGTGAGCAGTGGGCGGAAGCCGATAAAACGGTACTGTCCAGGCAAAAACGTCCGTTCTACGAGTTCAACGAGATAATGCCGTCAATAAATTCAGCGGTAGGCTACCAGATTCAAAATCGCATGGACATCGCATTCAAGCCGCGTGGTGGAGAGTCGGATATGGATAAGGCCACGATACTAAGCAAAGTCGTGAAACAGGTGTGTGACCAAATAGCTTTACATTGGCACGAAACCCAACTGTATTCAGATGGATTGATTGAGCAGCGCGGCTATTATGATATGAGAGTTAACTTCGACAAGAATATCAAGGGAGAAATTGAGGTTGAAACGCTCGATCCTATGGATGTCATCCCTGACCCAGATGCAAAAAACTACGATCCTGATAAGTGGGCGGATGTGATTATCACACGCTGGCTGAGTTTAGGACAGATTGAGCAACGGTACGGGGCAAAGGCTAGAGATAAAGCGGAACAAACCTATGATTCGTCTGCCGACTTCGGCACGCTAGACGCAGAGCCAGACCGCAATAAGTTCGGTAATTTAGTGCAAGGGCGTTACGGATTATACGATGCCTACACCAATAGCAACGACACCGATAACATCAAAAGGTATCGCATTGTTGATCGTCAGAAATTCGTTTATGAACAAACCCCGTGCATGGTCTATCCTGAATCGGGCGATATTAAGATTATTGCAGATATGACCACAGCACAACTGGCCGATGCTCAAGCTAGAGGTGCAGTCAAAGCCAGTCGGATGCGCAAGAGAATCAGATGGACAGTATCCACGTACTGCGCAACATTGTTTGATGAGTACAGTCCATACGAACATTTTACCATTATTCCTTATTTCAGCTATTTCCGTCGCGGCAAGACACGCGGAATGGTGGACAACGCAATCGGCCCACAAGAGGCGCTAAATAAAGCGGTATCGCAGTTTGTTCATATTATCAACAGCTCAGCAAATTCAGGGTGGGTAGTTGAGGAAAATAGTTTAACCAACATGGACACTGACGAGCTAACCGAAATCGGAGCGATGACCGGGCTGGTGCTGGAACATAAAAAAGGCTCAAACCAGCCTACAAAAATACAGCCAAATCAAGTGCCGACAGGGGTTGATAGGTTGATTGATCGTGCTACTCAGGCGCTTAAAGATGTAACAGTACCGGACTCGATGCGAGGATTGCAGGGAAGTTCGGTTTCTGGTGTAGCGAAACAGGCCGATCAATTCGCCAGCCAACAGCAACTGGCGATCCCGCAGGACAACTTAGCCTATACCCGTTTACTGTTGGCTAAGCGCATTATTAAGCTAGTGCAGCGTTATTACGACAGCTACCGTGTGTTCAAAATCACTGATACCGACCCAATAACCGGCAAGGAAATCGAAACCTTGTTGGAAATCAATAAGTTTGTGCCTGAAACAGGCAGTTATTTTAATGACCTGACAATCGGCACGTATGACGTGGTGATTTCCGAGCAGCCGATGCATGTCACATTCGCAAATAGTCAGTTCCAGCAGGCGCTTGAAATGCGTAAGGAGGGTGTAGCAATCCCAGACGCGACTGTAATTCGTTACAGTAATCTGACTAATAAAGATAAACATGAAATTCTGGCAAATATACAGCCAGCACCTGCCGATCCAACACTTGAAGCGAAAGCGGAATTGCTCAAAGCCCAAGCGCGCAAGACGGATGCTGATGCTGATACCTCGATTGCCAACAAAGTCAAGATTGGCGTGGAATCGGCCTACGCCTCAATGCAAGCCGGTCAAGTTGTGGCACAAATACCGCAGGTTGCGCCAATAGCTGATGCAATTATGCAATCGGCTGGCTACCAGGCTCCAAATCCTGCCGGTATCGATCCAAACTATCCGCAACCGCAAGGTATGGCCGTGCCACAAGTCAATCAACCCACTAACACCGACCCGGTAATGCCGCCAGCCCCTGTTATGCCAGCAACACCTGGCATAGGTGAAATGGCTGGAATTGAAACACAAAGACCTGACGGGGTAAGAGTATGAACTAATTCAAGGAATTATTGATCAACGCGCCGTGTCGTGTAATGTCATATTTTTTGATCGTGTGTAACTAAACTGAAAGGAACTAAAGATGTCGCAATATATTAAAGATGATTTAGAGGGTGATGTGATCGCCGCTGAAGGTGAAGCCAATCCAGAGCCTGGAGAGCCTGAAGATCGTGGTGATAAGATTGATCCAGAACTCGCTGTTGAAAATCCCAAGGAGTTGGCAAAGGAAGAGATAGCACCAGCAGTTGTTGCGGATGAAAGTGATGCTAAACCTATGCCTAGCCATATTCCAAAAGCGCGCTTTGACGAGGTTAATCACAAAAAAATTGAACTTCAGGAAGCGCTTGCTGAAGCCAACCGCGTGATTGAGTCATTGCGTGCGCCAAAGGTTGATACGAAGGTTGAGCCAAACTTTGACGAAGATGCCAAAGAACAGGCCTATATTGATGCGTTTATGGAAGGCGATGTAGAAGCGGCGAAAGTAATCCGCCGGGAAATTAACGCTCACCAGCGTGAACAGATGTTAGCTGAAGTTGAAAGCCGCAACGCACAACGACAAGAGTTTAGCCTACAGCAACAGGCTGAGTCTGCATTACAGGCGGAAGCGGATCGCTCATTTGAAGCCTACCCATACCTGAATACCGAAGAGGGGGCGGAAGCCACGGAGTTGATTATCGCGCTGCGTGACAGCAAGATTGCAAAAGGCGTAGCTATGGACGTGGCGTTGCGTGAAGCGGTGGCGAAGATCGCGCCATTATTTTCACCCGAGGGCAATGGAAAAGTATTGCAATCTGGTGAGATTTCAAGTAGAAAAACAGATAGTAGAAGTGCGGCGGCAACGGCGCGGGGTGCGGCAGATTCAATGTTGCAGCCACCGTCGGTACAAGTCGGCACAGGAAACAGGGCGACAGCAGGGCGCGTAAACGTGGCAGAAATGTCAGAGGATCAGTTTGAAAACCTCTCTCCAGCAGAAAAGAAACGATTACGCGGCGATGCATAAGCCAAAATGATTCACCCCACCTAAACTGGTGATTTCGCCAAAGACAGGCGTTAAACGTCCGGCCTCTTGATAGCTGACAATATCATGAATTCTCGCATTGGCAGCGTATGCCTACAGCAGTTCTGTAACTACGCAATCAATTTAAGGAGAATATCATGGCTGGTGGATTAACTAATTTTTCGGGGTTGACCCCGCAACAAAAAATTGTCTGGTCACGCGACGTATGGCAAGCCGCGCGCGATCAGATGTTTATTAAACGATTCATGGGTAGCGGCGACAATGCCGTCATTCAGCGCGTCACTGAACTTACCAAGACCGAAAAAGGCGAGCAGGTGCTGATGCAGTTGGTCGCTGATCTGGTTGATGATGGTGTGATCGGTGATAACGAACGAGAAGGCAACGAAGAGGCAATGCAGTCGTACAGTATTGCGCTTAACATTGACCTGATAACTCACTCGGTACGCAACAAAGGTAAGTTGTCAGATCAGAAATCTGTTATCAACTTCCGTGAAATGGGTAAGGATCGTCTGGCCTACTGGCTGGCTAACCGTGTTGACCAACTGGCACTCCTCACAATGTCAGGTATCAGCTACGCTTTCATGAATAACGGCGCGCCTCGCACCGCCTCACCTTTCCCTAACCTGGCCTTTGCCGCTGATGTGTCTGCGCCATCGTCAAAGCGTTCGCTGATGTATGACGGCACTAGCCTACAGGTGTCGTCAACCGGCGCGATTGCCAGCACGTACCTGCCAAGCTATCGGATGATCGTTGATTTGATTGCCTACGCCAAGGAAAACTACGTCAAACCGCTGATGTCTGGCGGAAAGGAGTACTACGTGCTGTTCGTAGCGCCTGGCACGTTAGCAGCTTTGAAAAAAGATGCAGATTACCAACGCGCAGTGGTCGGTGTAGCAACCAAGCAAGGTACGGATTCACCTTGGTTTACAGGCGGTACAGTCACCATCGACGGCGCTGTGATCCACGAACACCGCTTGGTTTACACCACTAAAGGCGCAATTAGTGGCTCTAAGTGGGGCGCAGGTGGTGCGGTCAATGGCACAAGGTCGCTGTTATGTGGTGCGCAAGCACTTGGTATGGCCGATATTGGATCGCCAGAATGGAATGAAAAAGAGTTCCAGTACGGAAGTCAGCAAGGTATCAATATCGACAAGATGCTCGGTCTGCTCAAGCCTAAGTTTTATAGTATCTACAACGGCTCGGTGCAAGACTTCGGTATTGTCACCTGTGACACGTACATCGCCTAACTAATTACGCAAGGCTTCGGCCTTGCGCTATCTAAATTAAACGAAAGGAAACATCATGCCTATTACCAAGAACTCAGGCCGACAAGAAGTGATTCAAGCAAGTGTTGACTTCACCTTTGCCGACATTCCAACTACCGCCACGGCCTATGCCGCGATGGATATTCCGCAGAATGCAGTTATTATTGGCGGCGCATTGACCGTCACAACTGCATTCAATACTGCTACAACAGCCACATTAAACGTGGGTGATGTCACGCTAGGAACTCGTTATGCGACTGCGGTTGATCTCAAGATCGCAGCTCGTACCGCGCTGACGCTGACCGGCTTTGTGCATACCAATACCGAAAAAGTGCTGAATGTAACGCCCGCTTATGTTGGCGCGGCAGCAACCGCAGGTGCAGCTACTTTGAGCGTGCAGTACTACGTCAAAGGCCGTGCTTCTTTCAGCCAAGGTTAAACCTAACCACAACCCCGGTTCGCCGGGGTTTTATTCAGGAGATTAAAAAATGAAATTCCGTTCAAATTCTAACGAAGATGTGTATCTCGCGCTGACTAGCGGGCAAACTGCCATTGTTACCGTAGCGCCTTGTGTGCTGGATGAGCGTTTTCATAAGGAAGCAATTGCAAACGGTTGTTTGCCAGAAGGGGTAAATGACACACCAGAAGACGACACGCCATCCTTTGATCGAAAACAAGTTATTGTGGATGCGTTGAATGCAATGCTGTCAGGAAGCAATGAAGAAGATTTCACCGCTCAAGGTAAACCGGCAATCGGCAAGCTCTGCGAACGTGTTGGTTTCACCGTATCTCGTAGCGAAGCAGACGCTATCTGGGATGAAATGTCGAAATGAACGTCACCGACTTCATTGCTGAATTCAGATTGCAGCGCAAGGACGTGATCGCGCCCTATGCGTGGACAGATGCGGAAATTGTATCATACCTGAATTCTGCTTTGAATGAGGCATGTGAACGTGCATTATTGATTGAGGATCGTACAACGGCGGTGTGTTGTGAAATTACCTTAGTAAATGGTCAGGCAGATTATGCACTTAATGGCTCGGTGATTAAGGTGAAGCGCGTCACTTATGCTGGTATCAAATTGGAAGAATCCAGTGTTGAATCGCTCGATAATGAGATTGCCTTCAAGATTGATAACCGCTACAGTAATTTGCCAGGGCAGCAATGGGAAATACAAACCGGCGTGCCGAAGTGCTATTTTATTACAGGGCAGTCACTACGGCTTGTGCCAATACCGACCGCAGCCACAATTCTTATTACGCCAAAAATTTACCTGACCGTGTACAGAACTCTACTCACGCCTCTTTCTACTGCTGCGCCAACGGTTGCTCCTGAAATCCCAACATTTTATCACTTGCGCTTAATGCCGTGGATATATCGTTGCGCGCTACTCAAACAGGACTCTGACCGATTCGATAAGGCAAAAGCTGATGAGCAGGAAATGATATTCATTGAGTCATTCGGTTATCGGCCAGACGCGAACGTGCAACGCAAGCGCCGTGATAAGCGCCTGCCAGTCACACGGATGATCTGGTAATGGCTACCGTCGTTAATTTCAGCGGCTTCAAAGGGATGGATAATATCCACGCTGATACCGAATTATCGAATGATGTAGCCCGCCGGATCGTCAATGCCGATGTTTTGGACTCCGGTCGACTGCGCAGACGTAAAGGCTCAACGCTGGCTCTAGCACTGGCAGGAGCGCATAGTCTTTGGTCTGACGGGGTGACAGCCTATTATGTGTTGAGTAACGTGCTGTATCGGTTTGTGCCGGGTAACGCAAGCGTGGCTCTTGGTGCATTTGCTGCCGATACGAACCGTATCAGCTACCAAAAAATCAACAGCATAGTCTATCTCACCTGTGCAACGGCTCGCGCTAGGATCAATAATGGCGTACTGGAATCATGGGGAATTGATAATCCGACTTCCGCACCTACGTTAATAACTTCAGCGGGTGTACTACCCGCTGGTATTTATCAGGCGTGCGTCACTTATGTCGCGGCAGACGGGCGTGAATCTGGTAATTCTACGCTGACCTCGATAACCCTATTAGTTAATGGCGGTATCACCACACTGTCCATGCCGAATCCTGTTAATGCGGACGTGACTAAAAAACGTTTGTACCTCACAGCCGATAACGGCGACACGCTGTATCTGGCTGCTGAAGTCAATCCTACCGACCAATTCACTAGCATAGACACACCGGTAAACGGTCACGCATTGCGGACCTTACACCTATCACCCCCTCCATTCGGTAGTGCTTTGACGCATTACAACGGTTGGATTTTTATTATTGATGCAGCAGATACGCATATTGTATGGTATACCGAATCGCAAGATTATGAGCATGTTGATCGGCGTAAGAATTTCTATCAGTTCGCGCCGGTATCGGTAATTGCTTCGGTTACTGATGGCATTTATGTGTGTGCCGACAATACCTATTTTCTACCAATGGCCGGACAACCAGACGCAGTGCAACGCATTGTCCTTGAATTCAGCGCGCAAGCTAACTCGGCAACCACCATCCCGAATACAACAGATGCAATCTGGATGACCTCTCGTGGCCCATGCATAGGGAAAGATAGCGGAATTGTCGAATTACTGGTAGAAAAAAGTATCGCATCCGGTGAAATGAATAACGTCGCTGCGATAGTGCGAGAGAAGGACGGCGCAAGGCAGTTCGTTGTGGTTGGAAATAACACACAAGTATCCGGCCTGATCGCAGGCGGTTAATTTTTTAGGAGAAATATCATGGCTTTAATTGTTCCAACCGAATCAGAAAACACTAACCTGGGCTTTATGCTGGGCTTTGCAACGCCAGGCAATCAAATCCTCAAGTTGTTCACTAACGACATTATCCCAGCTGACACAGACGTGGCGGCAACTTACACCGAAATGGCAACGCTCGGCTACGCAGCGAAGTCACTGGTTAAAGGGAGTTGGACAATCGCGCAAAACGGCGGCGTGGCAGAAGCCTCACAAGCGGCGCAGACGTGGACATTCAGCGCAGGAACGGCGGTCACAGTGTTCGGTTACTTTGTCGTAGATACCACAACCGGCGTGCTGCTTTGGGCGGAGCGTTTTGTCGCGGGCAAAGTGGTGCAGTACGCGGGCGACCAGATCATTATCACGCCGAAGATCACGTTATCCAAGGTTTAAGAGGTAGATCATGGCTACCTACCTGAGTGCGGCATACAAAAATGCCATTGTTGACACCATAACGGGGCGGGCGGCAACGAGTTTGAGCTACGTGCAACCGAGGTTTGTCATTCCGTATGCTGGCGCACAACAACCCGACCCTACGCTGGCTTTAACCGGAACATTGCCGTTTGCAGCCGTTTCGTCATTCGCCCTGGGAGCGTCTATGTCCGCAGCCAGTGTCGGTGTAAGTACATTAGGCACACCAAAAAGCGCCACACCATCGACCACAGTAGCATCACTGGCAAATATCCGCATCTACAATCAAAGTCAGGTAGGTATTATTGATACTACTGTTAGTTTGTCCGGCGGCGGTGGCGGGGCAATCCTGGATTCACTAACTGCCACGATAGGTACGCCGCTATCGGTCACAGCCTTCAGCTTTAAAATGCCGCAGGTATTAGGTGCAGTGATGATGAATATCGCGCTGGTGGACGCGATTGCTAATGCGATGAATGTGACGGCGGCCACGATTGGTTTATGCACCAGTTCGGTGACGAACGTGTATTCAGGTACGCCGCCTGCCAGTGCAGATTTAGCCGCAACCGGCACGCTACTAGTGAGTTTTACTAATGGCGTAACGAGTCCGTGGGCGGCAGCAGTGGGGGGCGCTTCAGCATTAACCGCTGCGCTTGTATCGAGCGCAGCGGTAGCAACCGGCACGGCAACCTATGCACGTATTGTCAAAGGAACGTATGTATTGCAAGGCACGGTTGGCACGTCGGCGGCGGATTTCATTCTGGATACGGTGGCGATCACCTCGGGCAGCACAATCAATTTAACCGAAGCGACCATTTCGGTTTAAGGGGCGGATATGCCTGTCATTCTTCCAGCGGTGGCACTAGCCGAACCCGTCGCACGGACGGGGCTGGCTTTGTCGGTATTGATGGCAGAACCATCAGCCCCCGCTGGCATTGTCTTGTCCGCGCTGTTTGGCGATTATACTGGCGGTGGAGTCCAGTTATCACCTGGATTCACTGAGGCGATTGCATCCACTACAAGTTATTCGATGTCGGGCGGTGCGCGGGTATCAGGATGGGCGGACGTTGCGCTTGATCCGTGGATTGCATCAGGTAGCGGCGGGGTAAAAGTATCAGGCACGGCGACGGTCACTGCGATTCAGGTCACAATAACGCAAGTGGTAATGATGGGCGGCACGCAATCTGGCGGCTCGGCGCCGGTGACTTACGGCTGGAAAGAAATGGCTGGGAGCGGCGGGGCGCAGGCATCAGGGGTCGCGATAGTTACGACCTTCTCCAGCCAACCATCAGGCGGGGCGAAAGTCAGCGGCTCGGCGGTTATCTCTGACTTTTCAACTATCAAGATTAGCCTAACGGCTTCAGGTGGAGCAAAGGTATCCGGCGCAGCAAATATCGTATTTCAAACCCTGCTGAGTTACCAGCATGATGATATGAGCGGTGGGGCGAAAGTGGCTGGCGCTGCACTGGTTGATTCAGTCGCAGTATTGAACTTCTCGCATATTCCAGCAGGCGGAATTCAGGTATCGGGTGCAGTTTTGGTGGCAGCAATCTCGGTTCTGCACCACGCTCAAGCGATGACTGGCGGCGCGCAGATAAGCGGCACGGCAACCGCAGCGGTCAACTGGATTGAAACTGCCATGCACGGCGGCGGCAAGGTATCAGGTGCTGCTAACATTGGGTATTACCAACGCCTTTCAGATGGCTGGTCATTCAATCTCAACACGGCTACTGCCGCTCAATACGCAGATTTCAAATTCAATTCCTTCTGCCGGATCGGGGAGAACTACTACGGGTGCAACGAAGCTGGGATTTTCCTGTTATCCGGTGATACCGATAACGGTCTGCCGATCAACGCCACGATCACCACTGGAATATCTGACTTGAGTACGGAGCAGTTCGACGGTTCATTCATCAAGAGCATGGCGAATGCCTACTGTAACGCCATGAGCGCGCAGCCAATGACATTGACCTGTAATGTCGAGGGGCAGTCCTATACCTATACGTTCAGCGCAGCCACGGCAACCGTGAAGCCTGCCAGGGTGGATATTGGGCGTGGATTATTCGGGGTAAACTGGCAGCACGAGGTAAAAAACGTAGGCGGCGCAGACTTTGAGCTAGACAGCCTTGCTTTTATGCCGAATTCAACCAAGCGCCGTGTATGATCCCCCATGTCATCAGCAAGAACGGCGGCGCTCCGACTGTTGAAGAAATACAGGCGGCAATCCGCGTCACCTCTACGCGCAGTGCTCAGAAGGTGGGCGTTTACATCGTTACCGATGAAATGTCAGGCGTGATAGTCGAGTACCATCCATTCAAGAACACCTGCTACACCACACCGACAGGCACGGACTACGTGGGCGTGAGTATGCCTAATCCTGATAAGTACACCGGCGGGCCGGTGATGCTTATATCTTATACATCAAATAACGCACCTGGATTTAATCAAGTTTTTACACAAGAATGGAAAGCGTACGACAGCAAAGGTAATTTTATTGTTTCAGGTTCAGGCAGCTACGCGCAAAATAATCTATCGCCGCAAGTCTGGTCTAATTGGTGTACTTACGGGAATATGTTCGGAGGCGGGTATGGGTGGACACCACGCTTAGGTGCGGGCGCTGCTACCGGCCAGAGAGGGCCAAACGACACAGGTGCATGGTTGTTATTATCCGGCACGCACATTGCTGATGACGCGCATACAGGCTATGGATGGTCAAACTACGATTTTTTGCAGCCTATTACGCCATCCAAGGAATCACTTATGGATCAGGATGAATCACTGGGTTTAGTACAAAAAGGATATGGACCAACGCTAGAAACGGTAGCGCAAATGATGATTCGTTTTTCAGCAACCTTAAAGAAAAGTTCTGATTCGCATATTTCAAAATTAAAAACTGGAACTTTACCAGATGGATGGAATAATAAAATCAAAGGAAGCTCTTTGGCTTCCCATGCATTTTATTCGTCACCTATTACCGTTACACATAAAATAGATGAAATGGTAAGCGATTCAACGGATTTTTTACAATATCCTGGAACGATAGTTTTCCGCAGGGCAAGAACTTACTCATACGACATTATCGTTGATGGGAAAACAGTAACAAAAACATGGACGGCTGATGGAACACGAACAATAACAGTAACGTCGGTGAATAATTTTTCAAATCCAAGTTCTTCTTATCTTAGAATAGTAAGCCATTTTTCAAATTGGGTATCTGATGAATCTGATGAAAACGATACGCTGGGTTATACCAAATCAGTCTCAAGATTATATAATAGTGATACAGGAGGATACGCCTTATCCACAATAATGCCGATTGGAAATTTAACGTATTATCAGTACATATCAGATGTAGCAGTAATTAAGAATGACTATGTGCATAACTCACATAAATCAACAGAAACCAGAAGAGCGCACCCTGGGATTGTTTGGAATGGGGTTGTGCAAGATGGCGATTTTGGTAATGGATACAATGTCGATATATATAAAAACAGTCTTGTTGGAACGCTTCCTGATTTTTTTAAAGTGTATCGTCAAGAAGTATATAAACATCAATTAGTAAATGCTACATCAAATATATTTATTGGTAATACAGTCACCAAAACACCATCAAGCATATTTGATGATGTTTCGCTGTTTGGCGTTACAACCATCGAACTATCCCCTGTAGGGTTGATTGCTGACGGTGCAGGATATGCCGCAACCGGAACATCACTCGGCATTTTCCCTGTTAGAGAGGATGGTATTGAGGGTGGTACTGAGGATGGTACTCAGGTGGAGTTATATGGTACGGCAGTCTATAATTTCGATTGGCAGACCGGAGAGCTGACGTTCAAAAAATGGAAGCCGCTGCTCGACAAAGACGGTAATGAGGTGCAATCCAAGATCGTTGACCTGCCAGCAGGTGTCGTATGGAGTGAAGATTCAATCAACTGCGTCGTCACCTATAACGGGTTGCACTGGCCGGATGTTCGTGCCTACATTAAGGAGCGCGACAAGGACTGGAAATCAGGCGAATTCAAGATCGGCAAGCCCTTGCTGTATGAGTTGGTGAAGGCGATCAAGGCGGGCTAAAAGGTAGCTTGTATTTTCAAATGATTGGGCGTAGAAAATAGTAAATAACCTACCCATAAGCCATGCATCAGGAGGATACCTTGACCACAACAGCCGATCAATTAGTTACCCAAGCCGCAAGTGATTATACTGATGCAAAAAATTTAGCGAATACCGCGCTCAACAAGGCTGAGTCTGCATTATTGCGGGCGAATAATGCTGTTGCGGGTATTGGCTGGCAGACTGTCAATGCCGCAGCAAATCCAATTGATATTACCGCTGTCGCTCAAGTCAAACCTAATGCCGCGACTGACTTCAGTACCGACGTTCAGACGGCATACAATAATTCGCTGGCTACTTTACATGCCACCATACAGCCGCAGATTCAGAACTTCCTGGCAACTTTTTTTCCTGATATTTCCACTACACTAAAGACTGGCTCAGATGCCGCATTGATTGACATTATCATCAATGGTCGAGGCGTGCCGATTGCGGTTGAAAATGCACTGTATAACCGCGCCAAAGACCGTGAAGTGCAGGAAGCATTGCGCGCTGAACAGGAAGTTATCAACGCTTCTGCTGCGCGAGGATTTTCAATACCAACGGGTGTCGTTAATCACACTATTGCCACGATCCAACAAGATTCACAACTCAAACTTTCCGGGATAAATCGAGAGATTGCATTTAAGGCATTCGATACACTGAACGAAAATCACAAGTTCGCTATTACGCAGGCCGTTTCCTTGCGCGCGCAGTTCGTCGGTGCGCTTGGCACGTTCATTCGTACCGCGATGGTGCAATCCGATGCGGCTGATTATGCCAAGACAATCGGAAATGCCAAAGAAGCCTTCTATCGTCAAGCCGTCGCAGTTTATTCCGCTGAAGTTGACGAGGAAAAATTCCGTATCAATACGCTACTGGAAAATCGTTCACAAGATTTGCGAATGGAAGAAATCAATATGGGCGGCGCAACTTCCGTTATTTCATCCAGAGTGGATGCCGCCGATGTACAAGCACGTACCGCCATCGCATCAGCCGCTCATAATGCCGCTGTCGCAGCCGCAGCAATGGCAACACGCAACAGCACAATCTCGGTTGGCGCAAACATTTAAGGAGTAACGATCATGGCAAGAGACTATCAAACAGACCCACAATTATCCGTTGAGGAAGCTAAGTCTGGCATTGCGAACTATTTAAGGCGAGCAGCAAAAGCCCCGTTTAAGGTTGCAAATGCGATTTTGCCATTAGGCGCTATAGGGGAGGCTGCTAAAAATACAACCATTGGCGCGGTTAATGCGATGATGCCAACCCCGTCACGCAGCGGAGCTGACCCTGCTTATGGTATTGCGAAAGCGCCCACGATTATTCAACAGGCAGTACAACAACCAGAAAAATACGACACGCTACGATCAGTCAACGATCCACGGCGAGGTACACAAGCGCCTGGAGCAGCACCTTTGAACTATAACAATGCGATGAGCAAAGGTTCAGGAAGTCTGACCGGCAGAGGAATAACGCAATTCACGCCACAACAGCAAGTTATTCAAGCGCCTAAACGACAAATGCAATCCATCCAACAACTAAATGCGCCTTCAGGATTGGCTACCCCAAACCCTGTGTTCAGTAAGTCAGATATTGCCGATATGACCCCAACACAAACCCCTACAAATGCAGGCGGTGCGGCAATGGCGCTTGGTTTGACTAAGTTGCGTGGACGTATGAATCAGGCCAACAACAATCAAGCGCTTGGAATTTACAACGCGCAAAGCGAGAACGCAGATCGTGTCGCAGGGCAAGGTATCGCACAACAAAAAAATGCACTTGAGACGTATGACTCATTAGGGCGTAGAGAAGCGCAGCAACAAAGTATCGCGCAAAGCGTACAGACGATGGGTGCAGAGAGGCTGAAAATTGCCGAGCAGCAATATTTGCAAGGACTACATACCCAATTGGCGGCGCTGCCAGCGAACGACCCTAAACGTACTGCGCTGATCCAGAAGATACATGACTTATCCGGTCCGGTCGGTGAGCAATATAAATTTGAACAGGTTAAGGGTACAGACCCAACCGGTATGATTCCTACTCAGGATATTGTGCGCATTAACACACAGACAGGGCAGGCGGAGAAGCTAAACTTGGGTGTTCCAAAAACACAAATTCAACATGGTGCGCCTGTTGCTATTAGCACAGCAGAACAACTTGCAGCATTACCCAGTGGAACGCAATACACCGCCCCAGACGGAACAACCAGGATTAAACGCTAATCATGGCTAATTTTTGGGATGCCGATCAAATAGTTTCCAAGCCGACAAGCAACTTTTGGGATGCTGACCCGATTGCCACGCCTAAACCGCTAGGGCTTGGTTCGACAATTAAGGAACTCGGTAAACAGATCATAGACGTGCCGGAACACTTGGCAGGCGCTGCTGCTGCTGCTTATCAGGGCGAGGATATTCCTGTTGGCGAAGATGCTAAAAATAGCTTGTCTGAAAGGCTTATCAAGAACTCAAGAGATTTGTCTGCCAGACGTGCATCTGAAATGTCGCAAGAAGAAACAGGTACGGCAATCCCCGGTGTGAGTACCAAAGATATTCAAGGGTTTGGGCAAAGTTTAGGGTTTTCTGGTGCAGGTATGGCGGCCGGACTAGCCGCTGCCGTTCCTGCCGGTGTCGCAGGATCATTGGCTACCCCCGTCACAGGGATAGCTGCCGGTTACACGGCGGGCGGAGTGGCTTCTGGCGTGACCGCAGATAGAATCAGTAAAAACCAATTCCTGCACGACTTAAAAACAAAAGCCGAACAAGATGCCGGGCGTGAACTGACGGCGGCAGAATTTGCGCCTATAGTTGAAAAAAACAAGGCTGAAACTGCCGCTTACGGTAAAGCAGAGGCTATCCCGGAGGCACTTGGCAATGTGATTGATTTTGCTATTTTGCGTGGCAAAGGCGGTGGGTTTGGGAAAACGATTGTCGCGCGCGCATTCAAAAAACTTGCCTCCATGTACGGCACAGAGCTTGCAACCGAAATGGTTACACAGCAGATACAGCAACGCCAAGAATCAATCGCTGGTTTAACCGATGAACAGCAAAGAAATTATTCATCTATAATCGATTGGGCAACTTCGTTAAAAGAGGTGGCCGCCCCAACTATCCTACAAACAACACTGATGGCCGGAGCAGGAGGGATCGCCTCGCGTGGATACGATAAACTAACAACACGGAAACCACAGGATGTAATAAAAGATAAGCCAGCACCTAGCACGACCGCACCTGCCACCCCGTTCGATTTAACACCATCTGGCGCAATCCAAAGCGAATACGTTGCGCAGCCATCCAAAGAAGCCGATCAGAATCAAGGCGCACTACAATTCTCCCCACCAGCACCGAATACAACTCCAAAAACCGTAATGGCGCTCAAGTTGCAGGAAGCGATGCGCAAGTATCAGGAAGCTAAAGCCTATGAACTAATACAGGAACAGCAGTCGGCACAAAAACAATCGGAGAGTGACAAGGCTTGGAATCTGCAACTTGCACAGGATCAACTTGATATTGCCAAACAATCAGTCGGTAATGGCGCGATCGGCACAGCGGCACAAGCCGGCATTGATTCAGGCGTAATTCATCCAAGCCAAGTTTTACAACCACAAGGAAACATCAATGTCCAAAGCACCGCAGAAGAAGCCGCCCAAACCATCCAGAGCGAAGCGCAATCAGAATCGACACCAAAACCAACGCGCCTAGAGTACGCCGACTGGATAGCCAGTAAATCTATCCCTGATAGCGAAGATGCTCAAGCTCAATGGTGGAAGGAGTATCAGCATGGCAACCAGAATGATATTGCAGCCGGAGGATTGGATACTGGACGCGCTGGTGCTGACAATGCAGTAAGCGAGCCAGCCGAAGATAAAAATATAGGCCGAGAATGGGCTTCTGAATGGGGAACGCAGCGTATTACTCAAAGGCTTAAGTTTAACTCTGGCGATTTGTACGAGGTACAAAGTCCTGATGGAACAATGCGTCGTTATAGTGTTGACCAGATCGAAGGAGTAGTTAAGAGAAATGAATTTTCTATTACTCCAGAAGGTGAAGTTGAAAGGAAAAACAAATTAGCGCAGTTTGCACGCGCAAAAGAAGCAAGCGATGCAAATAAAATTGCGAACGACAAAGCAGTTGTTGAGAAAAATAACATTGATGGTTTTGGTAGTGAATTAACCCCTCTTCAACTTGGGAAGGTAAAGGCTACGCTTGATGCGCAAATACGTGCTGATAACATACAAACAACACTGCGCGATACTGTCAGGCGTTTAGTTGCAGCCGGTGAAAGTTTAAGCATTTATCAGGCAGATGTAATCAAACCAAAGTCGAACCAGCAATGGAATAGGATGAATCAGCAGGAGCAGGATGACTATAACCGTAGGAAAAAAGAGGCTGGAAAAAAGAACGTCTATGAAGTTGGTGGTTACGACCTTGGTAAAACAGCATACGATTATGCCGCATACCTGATTGCCAAGTTATCGGCAGAAAGCAAGCAGGAAGACGCCACCCAGAAGCGCAACGTCAACACTGTGGCATCCGACAACTTCGCGCTTGGGCAGTCCAATGAGGAAGTGAAACGAATGGCGCAGACCGGCGTGGTGGATATGTTCGGACAGTCAGCCAATCCAGCCACAGAACCAGAAAAACCAATCAAAGTAACGCCTCAAACAATTTCCGTCAACGACATCCCAAAATCGCTTAGAATAACGCTGGAAAAAGTGGTTGATGGAAAGACTAAGCGTAAGCAGGTCAGCGCACAAAAAGCAGTGCTTGCCGCCAACCAGCGTATAACGAAACTTGAAGCGTTACTGAAGTGTTTATGAGCAGCCTATTTGACACACTGGAAGATTTAACGCCACCCACTACCGGGGAAGAGATCGGTTCGGCCTTGGCTGTTGCGGTTGTCGAGATAAGCAAATCAAACGAGAAGATGGCTGCGATGATCTCAAAGGCTATTGCGGATGCGCTTATAGCGGTGGATTCAAAGCAAATAACGTTGAACGAAAAACAGGATGTTAAAAAATGGGAATTTAAGGTTGATCGTGATGCCAAGGGTTTTATGACGCACATAACGGCAACAGCGCAGTACGATAAAAAAGGATCAAATCAGTAATCATTCATCAATGTCGAGTGCGGCAAATGCACATACGGACATCAAAGAAGGTAAATTGATCCATTCTGTTAGAGCTTGAACATTTACAGGAGACAATTATGGCATTAGATAGCACAAAATGGGAAGTTCGCAGCGATAGAACACTCCGTTATATCGGGGGCGCTCACGGCACCGCCGCAGCTAATTACATCACGGTGCTGGAATTACACCGCTTTCTACAAGATCGCGCGGATGATGGAACTATGTCCGGTGACGACTTCATCGACATCACCGTGCCGAACCCGTCAGATAAAAAGTTCGCAACTATTATTCAGTTACTGAATGGGTTTAGCCTCGATGACGCTTATGTCACTCCTGCCAGCGAATTTATTTATGGTGGGTCGATTATCCAGGGATCGGGCGGAACTGAAGCTATTTATGATGGCATTTCCATCATTGCCAACCGAGGTGTAGTGGTTAATGTCATTCAAAATAACGCCGTTCTGACAAATAAGTTCTGGAATAACACCCCGTTCGGTGAGGTAGAGAATGGTATCAATCCTGATGAAGCGAACGGTATTGCCATGCAGTTCATGGTCAAGGTCAAATCCGCAGGCGTGAGCATTGACAACGGGTCTTTGATATTCACCACGCGCGAATGGGGTAAGACATTCTCCGAGTTCCGTATCCCGTCAACGGATCGTGGCAAGAACTCCGTCCCGTTGACCTACTCCGATGACTTGAACAACCAAACAGTTATTGGAACGATTGCGGCATTGGCCGACATCACCAACGTCACGTCTGGATTCAATCTGATTGATGTGGATAACAATGCAGTCGATGAGCAATACTATTCCAAGTGGGATCGTGGTGCGAACAGCATCAACACATTCTACGAGTACATGAAGTGGAAGACCCGCAACGGCATGGCGACAACACTGTACGGGCTGACAGGTGAATTGTTCCGTGGTATCACTCATTCGGTAGCATACACGGCGCAAGCAGGTGGCAGCTTCACGCAGGGCGGTGCTACGCCATTGTCTTGGGGCACGGGCGTTACCGCTGGCACTGGACAGATTCTTGCAGACAACGACGGCGGCACAGCGGGTACGTTGTACATCCAACTGCTGACCGGAGTTATCCCCTCTGCCAATACATTGACACAGGGAGTTGTGACGGCCACGGCAGGCATCGTTACAAGCCGGGCAATCTCGACCCCGATGTGCGGTCAATCCACTGGCTCGTCTCTGGTTGGTTCGTACGGCTTCTCGCTTGAGTACGTTGACCTTGCAGTGAATGACAAAATCACTGCTCTTGATGGTACGACTCGTCAGCCGCCAAACAATGTCACTTTCACTGTCGGCGGCTTGGCTACGGGCTATCGGGTTATGGTCGGGCCGGAGAATGGAGCGGGTGGTCTGCTTGAGTCACAACTATCTAACGCCGCGCTGCTGAATGGTGTTGCAGTCACTTCAGTTGTTGTTGTCGAAGCAATTCCAGCAAACACCCCAGCAAGTGGGACAATCCGCATTAAGCGCGCTGACGGAAGGTTCACGCGGCATCCGTACTCGGCGGTGAATTCAGGGACTAAAACATTCACAATCACTGCTCACGACTTTTCAACTAATAACGCCGCCGCCGGTGCCAACATATACATTAGCTACATTGATGCGGCCGCTACTGGCCCTACTATATCGTTTAACACGATTCAATCTGGCGGGGCGCAGACGTTGTATGTGTCGGCGCGTTTTGGTGGTACTGGGCCTAGTTTTTTGGACAGCATTAAACCCGCTAATACAACTAGCTCATTGTCAGCCACAGGCGGATCGGCAACCATATCAAGTGTGTCGGACGCATAATCTTGACACTACTACAGGAACTCATCGGATAAATTATTATGAATTTGCAACAACTCATCGCTGAACTACTGGCGCTATCCAAATCGTACCCTGACTCGACGCCAATCAGAATTGCAGACGATGCCCTCGAGTACGATTTGCAACTCGTCGAGGTGCAGTCGGACTCTGGCGGCATCGAGATACACCTGAAGGGATAAGCCGTGGCAATAATCACTAGCGCCGTTTTCCTGGACGACGCGCCCCGCACGGCAGGGGAGGCGATGACCAATAACGGCGGGTCGCTCACTGTTCGCACCGATACGAGATGGCACGCCAACAGCCCCGCCGGGATGACAGGAAGCCTTGGCGCGCACACTATCAGCTCGACTTTTGGCGGAAGCTATATTCTGGACGGACGCAATGTTCGATGGGTTGCTTATGACGCGGGAATTGGCATTGTCCCCGCTGTGGGCACTATAGTAACCGGCGGCACAAGCGGCGCGAACGGATACCTGTTGGGCGTGTGGGCAAGCCTCACATCCGCACCTACGGCGGTTGGCGCGGCAATGCCCGCAACAGGATTTTTGAAGCTACGCGAAGCAGACGTTGCGTTTGTGGATAATGATGTACTGACTGGAATAGGTGCAACAACCAACGGAGTTGATGTAGTTGGCTGGATTGAGGTTGTTCATACGCAAGCAATATCAATTACCGTACCACGGCTCGGAGACTTTACTGTTCGCGGCGATTGGTTCGAGATTGGCACTACCTCCGGTGTGGCAAATCAGTTGATGCAAGTTCCGACCAACGGAAGCGCGACGGCCTATGTCCCGGGAGTGTACGTAGAGACTGCCGTAGGGTCTGGAGTCTATGAATTCTGGCCGTCGTTATTCGCCGCCGGAATGACTACGACCAATCTCGGAACCGATGACCGCAGCAAGTTCGTCTGTATGGAAACAAACGGGAATGTCAGATTCGGCCATAACGGAACAACCGCTGTTGGCGAAGTTCCTGCGGCTAATCTGAAGGTTCGGATTCCAAACGTAATCGGACGGCAATGCACTGCGGCGGATAAAACAACCAACGTCATTCCGAGCGCCACTGCAACAACACGGCCAGACTTTGTCACCACATCAGCGGGCGCTATTGACATTCAGAACTTCATGTCTGACTGGTACTTTTATTTCTTTCAACCGTACTCTGTGGATATTGCAAACTCATGTACCTTCGACTACGTCAGTATTACGGAGTGTGCATCACCAGTGAATATCAGCAACGGAGGTAACGGAATCAGCCAGTCAATAAATGCAGTAACTCTGCAATTAACGTCGTGTTTTGCAGGGGGGAATATCACTGATTGGGTGTGCTATCATTACTCACCGGCAAACCACGTTTCCTATACGTTATTCTCTTCCGGTCAGACGTTCACCCGCGTCAAGTCAGGTGTCATTACCTATGTGCGCGGCTCCGGCATGGCATTCCAGATCACACAGTCAAGCAGCATAACATTCAATGACTGTTATATGTTCAATGGAAATATAAAATTCATAACCAGCTTTCATTGCGTCGTGGATGGAATCGACAGTTGCGACAGGTTTGTTGGGGAGACAAACACGACGACGGCCCTTTATGTTGCGTATATATTGTCGTCATCAGACGATATTGTTATTCGCAATGTCACGTTCGGGCTAAAAGGCGCTATTGCCAATGTGCATCCGTATGGGGGCATTTTTTACGTAGGCCAATCAACCAATATCAAATTACGCGAGTGCGGCAGCAGAACTGCTTTCCTCAACGGCGGCAGCGCTAACAACCCAAACTATATCTTTGCCAGTTCCGGCGGCAATCTGAACGTCAGGCTTCAGCGGATATATATGATGCCCACCAGAACGTTCGCGCTGTCAACCACCAACTCTGACAAAGGTATGATTTACGAGCATGTTTATGGCGACATGACCGACACAATGGTTATTGCCAGCCTAAACTCCAGCGCAAAGAATTGCGGCGGAACAAATACTACAACAGGGCAGGCTTCTGTGTATGGGACGCATTTTAGAGATGCGTTCGCCAGCGATACTGACGGTATGGTTGTTTTGAGCTTAAACGAACCCACCGTAGAAACTACAGGGTATTACACCGTCGTGGCTGGAACGCCGAAGTTCACCAGCGCCGGTAGTATCTCAATGGCGACACTAAACGATGAGGCGATAATCGAGCAGGATTACTTTGTCAAAGGCTGTACCGGGTTGCCTATTACATCTCCTGTTGTAACCGGCACGAATGTCACCTATTCTTCCGGCGCGCGGTGGGGGAACCACGACATCTATTTCCAGATAGATACCGGCAGCGGATGGAATGGAACATGGGTCAACTTGACCGGAGCGAACCTGAACAGCTTTAGCGCCAGCATAGACCCTGCCGTTGGTTTTAAGCTGAAATATCGTATCGTATGCGCGGTGGCTGCAACTAATAATGTGCTGGTGTATATCCGCATCTCGACTACATCAACGCTCGCGGCGCAGACGGCGAATCTGTACCCGCTGGACACGGTAACAGTAGCCGTCACCGTCAAGGATTCCAGCACGCTCGCTGCCATGCAGAACGCCCGCGTGCGGATCACAACGGACGTGGGTGGCTACATGGTGTTGGAGGGAGTAACCAACGCATCTGGCATCCTGACCGGCACGACGCAGTACGCCAGCCATGCCATCACCGGCACGGTGCGCCGGGCAACGGTAGCCAGCGGCACACTTTACAAGCCGGGGTCGATCTCGGGTACGACGACCAGCTCCGGCTTTTCTGCCACCGTGTTGTTGATTGCGGACGAATAATCATGAGCATCACCATCAACCACGCGACTCACGTTATCTCAATCCCGAAGGCGGACACGACCTTTGTTGGGACGAATGCGTCTACCGGGTACGAAATAAGAAGTTATAATGAGTATGCCTTAATGCGAGAACTAGCGGACTATCTGGATAGTGAAGCTGGAATGTCCCTTCCGCCTGCATTCACGCACGCAACGCAAGTAACCATCTCAGGAACGGTTTACGCCCGTGCTATCTCTTTCCTTGCGCCATTTACGCTAACATTTGAGAACGGGAGCTATCAGGTTAAATTAGTCGGAGGCTCGAACAACAACCTGTTAGACGTGCTGAACCCTAACGGCGTATCAGTTATCCCGGCAAATTCCGCTGG